TTGTAAAGGATAACCCCTACGCCAGCCACATCTGTGCCGCGTTTTGTGTCACATTTAATCATAAAATATGCGCCAACATTGTTACCGGACTCGATAATTGTATTGGTTTCCGGCGTTCCAGGCGTGTTGACGATTGCTTGTGCTCCCTCGATAGCTACAATCGCCGCCATGGGAATGACTTCATTTTCCCACGTCACGTCCAGGTACTGAAACACGTTTTCCGTGTCCAATACTTTTTCATCGCCCTTGCTTTCCACTTCTTTTGTATTTTTAGACATTTTTAGAGACTTGATGCCCGGTACTGATACGTCTGCCCCGAATGTTGGGGCCTGCCCAACAACGTCAGACGACAGCGGCGCAATAACTAAGTTTTTTACGCCGAATACGCCCGAGCTGGTTGATAATGCCATTCGTTTGCCCTCCTTTTATGATTTGACCCGGTACCGCAGCACTTTATGATATAGCTGCGTGTCCTCTTCGTACAAATCTGGCCCATGCTCGGCGGTTACAACATAATACAGCGTATTCATCGCCGCGTCAATTGCTTCTTCCGCTTTTTCAGTTTCAAGCATCGTTGGCGCAAAGACATCAATGCTATACAGTTCGTTGATTCGTTGAGATAAGAGGCCGCTTGCTGTACCGCGTTGGCCTGACACCCTGTAAAAGCCAACCCTCGCGCCTGTTGCAGTGGAGGGAGGCCATCCTGAATAGATCTTTGTGCCGACAACAGCGGCAAGTGCGACAGAGGCTTTCAAGGCGCTATAAATAGCTGTTTTGATCGCTGTCATTATTTCACCTTCAAAATGCTTTTCTGCGCTGTCACTACCGCTGCGCCTACCGTCTTTCGCAGGTTTTCCCTGTTGGCCTCGATTGCCGGATGCATATACGGATATGGCGCAGCTCTTGACGTGCCAAACTCTACATGCGCCGCGTACTCCATGCCTGCCTGCACATAGCCTGTAACAATGTCACCGTCAACGTTAACAGGCTTTGCATGGATAGACGCTTCGAGGTTTCCGGTTCGATTGGTAAACGGGTGCGTAGCTTTTGCATAATCGGCGATTTCCGTTGTTACCTGCGCCACGGCTACCGCACCCGCTACCTGTACGACGCTGTTTTTCAGCGTATTAACATTAGCCAGCAGATTGTTGAGGCCGATGATCTCGCTCATACCTGCCTCAATACCGCTTCTGTGTGCGTTCCCCAGTTCTGCGCATATTGCACAAGATAGGTTTGCGCACCGTCTACGATCTGCTGGTTCATTATTACAGCCACTGGCTTTTCGATCATCGCCCGGTGTGTGCTAGTATCGACCACGCCCATAGCGCCGCGTGTCGAATTGGCTGTCAGAGGCCACACCTCGCCTTTGACTGTTGCGCTCTGTGTGTAGGTTTCAACAGCTTCGCCTATTTCGTTGACTGTTTCGGTGGCGGTTTTGACAATCAAAGTCCGGCTATTCGGGAAACGCATCGTCTGCCAACTCCTCTACCGTTCGCACCGCTGAGATGGTTCCTGCTGTCGAAAACTGTCTACGTAGCCGCATAAAGTCTGTTCTTGTCTCGCTTGCGTTGCCTCTGTCGATTGTGTTGTACTCGGTAGTCGCAGCAGAGGTTAGAGCGTCATAGATCGACGCTCTAACATTGTATACCGCGTCCGCAAGATTGTCAGATAAAAAGCCTTTCAGCTCATCGTCCGTAAACACGTTCGGCAACACCCGGCAAAGCCTTTTCATTTTGGCAAGGGCTTCGGCTTCGGTCATTTGCCCTTCTTAGGCTTTACCTCTGCCTCGTCTGTTTCGGTTTCTTCCTCTTCAATCAACGGCGCTTCGGCTTCTTTCGCTATGCCCCTTGCCTGCCAGCGCGAAGCTGTTGCCCCGTCAACCTCCAGCACTTCGCCAATGCTGCGAGGGTGCCCTGCGTAGAAAGTAGCCTTCAAAAGTTCAACTTTCATGCTCTACCTCCTACGCCATGTAATAGATATCGACTGCCGCGCCATCGAGCGCAGAGGTCATGATCGCGGTATTGGCTTCGACCGCGCTGGCAGATGTCGCAAGCACCGACACGGCTTCGGCAACATTGTTATGCGCCGCTTTTAATACAGTATCGTGCGCCAGCGTGTGATACAAGCCCAGCTTTGCGCCGGTGCCGACTGATGTCGTCGCCCCTGTGCCGTCGTGTGCAGGAATGGTGATTTTGGTTACAGTTTTGAAAGCCTTGTTGCCAACCACTGTCCCTGCCGTGTTTTCGGTAAACACAGGCAGCGTTTCGCTGATTGCTTTGCCTGCAGCGTTGGTGCCTTCAACAATAACCTGCACCGCTTTGATATCTCCTGCGGTACCGCCTGCTGTTGCCGTTACATTGCGGCACATGGCGGGACTCGTGATGCCGGAGGTAAGCACATTCGCCGCTTCGGTTTGTCCGCCGGTAAACGCTTTCGATCCAGACTCGCCAGTAGCAATGGCCGCTGTGTCCCAGTTGCCTCCTGCCGCGCAGGTAACTGCTGCGACAGATACCCCGCCAACCGTTGTCAAGGACCGGATCGCGGCTTGAATCAATGATGCTGTATTCTTTGTCGCCGTGGTCGCTGCCAGGGAGATGTTGATTGTGCCAGTGCCGTCTGTCTTGGTAACAGCCAGCGTATCGCCTGCAGCGGTAGTGAGCAGCACTTTCAGCGCATTGCCGGCAGCGCCGATGGATGACGGAATCGCGATAGTAAGAATGTCGGTAATCGCCGACGCAGCTTTTACCGCGCAGGTCGCTGAAATAGCAACCGTAGTAGAGGCAAAGGCTGCGCATACCGCTGCAATTGCGCCAAGGGCAGGAGCGCCATGCACGTGGGCGATAAAAGCCTGATCGACTTTACCGCCACCGGTGCCAACCATTTCACGCCCTACGACTTTTTCTGGAAACCAGCCCATAATGCTACCCCCTTAAGGAGTCACTACGCCGAACGCGCAGCGAGTGGCTTTGGTTTGGTTCTTGCGGTTAATCGGATTCGGGAGCTGCCAGCCAAGGCGCATTACGCAGCGCAAGGCAACCATGTCCTGCTGCGCCAGATTGTAGACAACCAGACCGGCTGCATCAGTGATAACCGCTTCGGTCAAAACCTTGTATGTCATGTCCTGTCGGACGCTGTATACCGCATTGCGGAAGTCGCCGCCAAGCAATAGAGCAGTGGAAGCATCCCACGCGCCATTTTCATCATAGCGGATAGGTGCACCGTACAGGGTTGCAGGAGTGCCAGACTGCAAAGAAGGCTGGAAAATTAGCTCGCCGGTAGTAGCCCGCAAGCCGCGCAGCTTTGCTTTGAGAGTAGAGGCTGCGATAAAACCGTTGACTGCATAGCCGTCAGCCTCAACAAGGCTCATCATTCCACCGTCGCCGCCGATGTCATCCGCAATATCTGCGCCGGTTCCGAGTGCAACCGTGTTGCCGGCCGCGATAGCCTGTGTAACAATACCCGTCGGCCAGGATGCGGGTTTGCTGGTTCCGAAGCCGATAGCCCCGTCAATCAGCACGCCAAACGCTTCAACGATACGGGGTTTTACTTCTCCCCAAATATCATAATCAGCATCGTCCAGCAGCGCTTCGGCAATAGGCACGATGACGGCAATTTCTTCAGCCGTGATGAAAACACCTTCCCAGGATTGCTGCGTGGTTTGTTTCAGCCCGGTGTCGCCGTTGACAAAATAGGCACTAGGCAAGGCAGACAGCACCGGCAGGCGCTGAGTGCTTCGACTCATGTTCGGCAGTTGCCGCAGTTGCTGCAAGAATAAAGACTGCTTGGGCACATCCTGAATGATTTCACGGGATATCTCTGTTGGTACATACACATCTGTGGTTCGTACGATTTGACTGTTGTAAGCCATTTAATTTCCTCCTTTTTATCGTCCGCTTGATCGGCGAATAAAACTGTTCATGTCTCTTGCTGTTCCTTTGATGTTTGGATTGCCCCCGAGGTTTGCGCTGCCAGCGCCTGCACCCTTCAATTCCGGCAGGTCTTTTAGGACCGCTTCGATTGCTTGCTTGACTGCTTTGGCGTTTACCTCGCCTTTGTCGTCTACTTCGGCGGCTGATAGGTCTGCCATCTTTAGCAAATAAGGGATCTTCGCAGCAGGTACACCAAGGTCAGATGCAACGATACGCGCCTCCGCGTGTACCAGCCGCCCGTTGGCTGCTTCGATAGCCGCCTTGCCTTTGCCTTCTGCCTCCTGCGCTGCCGCTTTCAGCTTTTCCTCTGCGGTCATATTAGCCTGTTTGGTTCGCTCTTCTAGTTTGGTTTCCCATGACTTCTGCTCTCGCGCCAATCGCTGCGAGACAACCCTGTCCACGTCTGCTTGCGAAAAAGACTTTTGATCTCCACCGGCTGCGCCGCCGTCGCCTGCTCCTGCATCATCCTCGTGCATCGGCAGAGAAAAAAGTTTATACATGTTCATACCTCCTAAGTTTTACGTCATTGTGGACGATACCGTGTTTTTAACCTGACACGTCACAGGAAGCTATAAACAGCGCTATTAATAGGCTGTTGTTGCTGTAACTATTATTTTTTCTAATCTTGCTTCATTGAAAAAAGACTGCTTTCTAAACCAGTCCTCCATTATCGCCGCTGCCTTACTTGCGTTACATTTTCCGCAAGCAGGGACAATGTTGTCTTTAGTGTATGCTCCGTTTTATTGAGATTTCCGCAGTCACGCCTCGCTCCTCGCTCTCGCTATAAACTCTGCCGCTGTCTCGACGATATCCTCTACACCGCAATTGCAATTGCTGTGATAAGGCGGCATGTCGGACATGATCGCTAGATCGTCGCCGTTTTCCTTGAGATACTCTTTAAAGTCTTGCCCACCGTGTTCGTCACATATCTCGCATGTCTCGCTCATAGGCCCGTACATACCGCGCACAATGCGTATACCTTTTACAAACTGTGCGTCTATGCTGATTGCCGCGTTTGCCGACTCATACACCATGTTTGTGGTGTGTGCTGCGAGGCGAAAGGCTGCTTTCTTTTCAAGCCCTTCGGTTTCGAAATGGTCTTTTAACTGGTTCGCAATGTTCCGCGCTGATAGCCCTTCCGAGATGCCTTGCTTGACAGTGCGTTCTGTAAACTCCAATACTCTTGTTGACAGTCGCTCGATACGCTTGTCAACTGTAAGGCTGTCAGGCCACACCTTGTTCCAGACGCTATCAACGATCTTTTTGTCGAGCCCGCCGCCGAAAATAGCGGACACACTAGACAGCTCTGTAAGTCTAACAAGCTGCGCCTCCTTTCCAGCCAGCAGCACCTTTGCCGCTTTCAGCAGCGGCGCGTAGTCTGCTGCCTTTACTTGCTTTGCCAGCTCCAAAGCGGTTTTTGTCGCCGACTCGGTCGTGCTGGTTAGACTGCTTGTAAGATCGTCGGCTGCATCGCGTAACAGCTTATCTACCGCTACAGGCTTATTCAGCGCCAAACCAACGACATTGAGATATTCTGCAAAATTAGCAACGATCTTTTTGTTTAGATCGCGTTGCAGCTTATTGCGGGCTGCTTTAGCTGCGAGTTGCGCTTTAGTCGGTGTTGGCATTGTCTGCCTCTGGCTCATCAAATATGCTCACTTTTGCGTTTTCCAGAGTGCGTCTTGTTTCCTCGTTATCCTTCCAAAGTCTTTTATCCCCACATTTTGGGCAGGGGTAGTATTGCCTGGTATCCGGTATCTCAAAACGGTTAGAGCAGCCAACGCATATAGCTTTAAGCCTCACCGTCTGCACCTCCTTCAATCGGATTTCCCTCTGCGTCTACATCGCCAAAACTATGCCCCAGTAGGTCCGCTGCTGCCGCCTCGCTTTCTGCCGTGATATCGGCCTGCATTGCGGTAATTTCTTCCTCCGTGTATCCCTCTTCCTCTTGCCACTTCTTGGCAGAGATAACCTTGTTTTGCTTCAGAATCTGCCGCCGCTGTGCTTCATACAGTTTTTCCTGTGGGCTGTCGCTCGACAGGTTCGCCCACAAGATAGAAGTTTCAGCCGGTTCGCCTTTTGTCAGGTCGCCATGATACTGCATCATCTTGATAAGCAGTGTATTGATATCTTCGTAGCTATTGCCAAAAGAAGTTTGCTTCTCTTTTACTTTGTTAATCAGCGGCGCTTCAACTTTAGTCAGTGCAAAGCCGCTGGACGCTGTTCCCTGGCTATCCTGAATCGCGCTGCGCGGTGTCTGCGTGATCGCACATAAGTGGTCAACCAGTGAATTAATATTCGCCAGTATCGACGCGCTGTTGCTCTCTGTTAGCTCTCCTACCTGCGTTTCTTGCGGAGTACCGCTAAAGCGCCACACGTCGCCGGGATTGCTGATTAACTCACGCTTGCCGGTTGTCGTGTTAACAGGTATTTCCTGCTCATCCACGCCCAGCAGATAACGCTGCTTGAAAGCCTGGAAGTCATCAGTACGCAATAGGTTAATTACTGACTTGTTAATGCCATCTTGCACAGGTATAGCGTTTTGGAGCTCTGACGTTCCGAACGGGCTTTCATCCTCCAGGTTGCGGAAATGCACAATTGGCGGCATACCGTAAGGGTTATCCAGCGTCTCAGGAAAGCCGTCTGTGCTGTCAGGTACCCAGTTTGTGCGGAAGTAGTCATTGACGGTCATTGACATCGTGGACCGTGACAATGGCGCGTAATAGCGGTCGATATGATCCGGGTAAAACAACCACTTATGGGCCACAGGTTGCCCTTGTTCGTTGAAGCTGATCCACTGCTTGCGAACGTACAGCAGGCTTTCAGCGTCGTCCGTAGCGTAGATAGGCAGGCACACTTCCGGGCTTAAAAACTTAATCTCGTATTTTGTCGGTACGGTCATGCCTTTTTCGAAATGCGGCCACACCTGCACGAAAGAGTCGCCTTTTTTGATCGCATTACGATGCAGCTTTGTCGCCTTTGCATCCATGCGGTTATACTTCCAAATCTTTGTCAGGGCTTCGAGCGTTGCCTTATCTTCACAGCTTATGCCGTCAATCTTCAGCCGCGCTACAGGAGCCTCGACGATAGGAAAGCAGTAGTTTGTGATAATGCCATACGCCTGCGCGACGATTGCTTTGTACTTATCAGGTACGCGCAAAGGCTGAATGCCCTCATAGTAGTTTTGGCATGTCGCATAGTTGCGCATACGGGCTTCTTCTTCTGCCAACAGCCACGTCGAAAAGCTTTGTGTTATCGGGTCCAAACAGTTCGCCTCCTAGTATATCGACATTGCTTTAACGTCTGCCACTTCGTAGCCATCAAGGCCATACCATATAGCCGAAAATGTATGTGGGTCGATTTCAAATTCATCTTCGATAATGTTGCCATCACGATCCACTTTATAAACCAGCTCTGCCAGCTCTGCAATAGTAAAAGGGCATGCGTCCGAACAGATAATACGCCGGAACCGCTTAACCTTTTTGGTATACTGAATGCGACTGCCTGGAAACTTCTTCGCCCCTACCATGCGAAAGCCTAGCTGCTTGTAGTATTGAATCGTCTTAGGCTCTGCCGAATCTGCCCGTATTAGCTCCCTTGACTCTTTAAAGGCTTTTATCTCTTCGGCTGTTCTGTCATCTGTCATTCTGTTTTTGTAGTATTCCCAGTAAATATACAGCCATTTGCGCTGATTGTCTATAGCCATGCGTATGATAGCATTGTACGAGGTTTCAAAACCAAAATCCATGCCCACGCGCTTATAGTTTTCAGGAATGCCCTTCACGGCCTCCATAACCTCTTCGTGCAGCGCTGTCTCAAACTGGGGCAACACTACAACCCCGTTAACGCCGAAGCGCCCTAGCCTTGCAATGCGGTACAAATCAGGATCATAGCTCTTTAGCTCTTCCAATTGGTCGATATAGCTTTGCGGCAGGAATAGGTTATCATCCGCTACAGAGTGATGGTAGTACACATTGCCTACTACCATCGTACGCTGCTTATACAGCAATTCGTCGTTTATCCCCGGCCCTTTGATAAAATGCTGATAAGGCCAGCACCCTCGACCTACCGGGTTCAACGACAGGAAATAGTATAGAGGCAATGTTGGATGCCGTAACCGCCCTATTAGCTCTTTAAACCCTTCGTACTTCAATTCCGGGCATTCTTCAACCCACAATAAGCTGACATTGTTTATTGATTTCAGCTTCTTGGGTTTGTCCATGCCTTTGAAGATGATCCGCGAACCGTTTGGAAACTTGATCGACATAGGAGACGCATAAGACCGCAGCCTTTCATCCAAGCCCAAGTCTTCGATAATCTCGTTGAAAAGGGAAAAGCAGCTCTCTCTGATGGTCTCGTACACTTCACGAACTACTAAGGCTGTGCGCTTTTCTTCCAGAAGTTTTAAAACTATTTTTAAGGCTACGTGATAAGACTTTGAAGACCCATAACCACCAACCAAAAAGTAAAACTTACTATCCCAGTCAAAAAGGAAATCCTCGAAATGTGGGTTTACTTCTTTTTCAATCATCTTTCTTTTCTCTTGATTAAGATTTCAATAGGTTTGTCGTCGTCATTTGTACCCTTTTCCGCAACCTGCACCCTTCGCTCGTCCAGTTCGATTTTCTTTTTATCAAACCAAACTTTCTGTTTGTGTGCAGGGTTCATCCCGAAATAGTCTGCAAGCCACTCAAGCGCCTTTTGCTGGTCAGCCAGCTTTACTTTAATGCCAGAAGGGCCATTGCTGATTTGCGTTACTAGCGCCCCGTCGATCATAGACGAGTCTTTAAAGTGTACAAAATTTTCCTTTAGCATAATAGGCTCATCCAGTAAGTCGTACATTTCGACACCCAACACGCTGACAGCAGGTACTTCTTTTGTACCCCACGAGGATACGTCCGTCATATCGGCAAAAGCTATACGCATCATTTTGTCCAGTACATCGTCCGGCCCAAGCAGGATAGTTTTTGCCCTTATTTCTCGCAGGCGGTTGATTTCGGTTCGAATGCTGTTCTTTGTCATTAGCAAAGAGCTGCGAGAATGCGCTACTACATAACTGCTGCCAAACGCCTTTAGATATGCCTGTGTAGCGTTTCTGTTGTTTATCCAATACAAGCAAAAAAGCTGTTCTTTTTCTGTAAGCTCTGTTTCATCAAGTGTAACTTTTGTACCCGCTAATATTTTTGTACCTATTGCTTGTGTGCTCTTTTTCTGTACCTGCTTTTTTTGTACCCTTTCTTTTTGCGCCGGCTTTTCAGCACCTGACCAGTGCCGCTTTCTCCACGCTTTAACAGCGTCTATAGTAACACCATACTTGGTGGCGATGTCTTTATATTTCATGCCTGATAAATAATCCGTCTCTGCCCGCTCATACTTCTTCGCCACACCACCACCCCGTTATCTGTATTCTCGGTTTGCGTCATCCGGCCCCGCCCTGCCGCGATAGTCTTTATCACCATCATCCGCAAACAACCCCTGCCGAAGCAGCCTCCATATAGTAAAACCCGCAACCTTTTTATCGGCTGCGGGCATATAGCGTAAACGTCCTATGATGATAATAGCATGTCAAATACTACATGTCAAACCCATTATCCAAATATGTTTTTGTACCCTTGTTGCTTTTCTTTCTTCCGCTTGACTTGCTGCCGCCGGGAGGTATTGCTGTACCTGGCTGCAGGCTGCATGACCGATACGCGTTTGACCCCTGACAAATCGCTTTTCTCTCTCTGCCTTTGTCACAACCTTTGTCAGTTTTTTGCTTGAAAAATACTGACAAACCATTTGCAC